CCTAAAGGTTTTTACAGCGAGTGTTAGGGGTAGTCGCCAACGGTTCACTCTATCATCAGAATAGAGACAGCCTCGTTCGTAGCTGAAAAAGTTTCTCACGTGAAACCACCTGATGTTGAAGTAGGAAACATCTAACCCAGCCTGTCAGCCGCATGGGGGCTAGCAGGATCGCTTTGAGGGGACAACGATGAATCGACTTCGTGGTATGTGAGTTGATCTAGGTAGGCGATGCCACGGCAGCATAGGTACGCGCTGCTGAGGCCATCGCGGAAGATCCGGTTTTGGTCGTAGGTTGGGTTCCCTTAGGCCGTAGATGCCTGGATGTGACGACTGGGAATCGTTTCAAGACCTCTTTTGGAGGTTCCACTACGGAGGGGACCACAGGTTGCTCTACCTTAGCAACCTCTTCGATCTTAAGTGTCAAGTCGGGTTTGGGTTTTGGTTTCTGAGCTTTAGCGCGCTCATCCTGCTTCAAGGCTTTGCAAACCTTGCACCACTTGGGCTGGTGAAAATTCTTGTCCTTCGAGATCCGATCGAGAAATTTCTGATCGAAGTCAAAGTTGGCAGCGCATTTCTGACACTTAAAACCAACTCGAGGTGCTGAAGCACTCGGACTCGGAAGGGGGGAACTAGCAGGGGAGGGGGCTACAACTGGGCTCTCAAGTACACGTGCAATGAGTTGTGCTCTAACTTCTTTGCACTCAGCTAATGTAGGGGCCGGGACAGCGGGAGGTGCGGACACCTCGTGGTATTTGTCATCATACACACATGTTACCTTGGGTTTTTGATCTAGAACTACGGCTAAAGCGGGCATTGATAAAAAGTCATCAAGTGTGAAACATCCTTGGAGGTGCATACGCCAACCATCCACGCGTTCTCTCTCAACGACTCCGTTCGCAACATCGTCCATCCACGGTCCATATTCATTGGGATACTGGTCCTCCTTTTCCTCGGAGGTCTTCGCCTGCCATCCTCTAATCCACTCATAAACCTTGTCGTTCTTCACGTAATTCGACTCCGTGGCAGCTGCAAGAACAGCACACACAAAGGATCCAAGATAAGGAGTGTTTCGATCTGATAAAGCATACGATCGTGATTTCTCAACCAATTTCTGAATAGGCGTTACACCATGGAGGTTGGCAGTAGCATGGAACTTGGAAAGTTGTCGTCTCAAGTCGCACATGGAGTTCTCGTCTCCAGTCCACACTCCGTTCGAGTACAGACGAGCGAGATAGTTTACTCCGGGTTCTCCCCTCATGTAAACATCCGTAGTGATAACTTGTCCAAACATCTTGGAGGCCAAGATAAGTTTAGATTCATCGACATCAGCAGAGAGGACGTCATCCCCTCCGTGCAATCCAAGTGCAGCCCATGCCTCGTCTGGGGATTTCCCGTCCAAACGATAAGCCACATAAGCGATGCATGCACCGAGTGTAGTGTTTCCAGCCGTAGTACCCATCTCTCCGGAGCCGCGCGCTACCCATTGCAAAAACGTAACACCGTGAGTTGTCCAAGCAGTGTTCATGTAGTGGGCGCTGTGCATAACAATGATCTCGTCGTGGTACTCTGGACGGAACATTCTCAACAACATTTTCAACTCCATCTCTCTTGCGATCTCGCTAAGGTGTCCATCCATCTTTGAAAAGTCAGATGAAATAACCTTGTCCGCATTCCGGCATAACTCAGCAACACGTGAAGCAGTTGCCTTGTTAGACTTACCGAAAGCGTACCACTTCTGTGGTTTCAACGCGGC